ATCCTACTCCTGTACCATTCATAAGAATATACAATGCTTCACTGAAAGCTCGTTTATTATTAATAGCTAAGTAAGCGCAGTTGTATATTGCGATGTTATCTCGTTCTGCTGCTTCTCCTGCTGTCATAACTGCTCTCATTGATCCCATCACATCAAGATCAAGCATACTTTGTCTAATTGTTTTCAAATGAATCTCCCAGTTAATTTATCTTTCTTTTGTGGTTTTAATTGTACAGCTAACTTGGAGTTATTAGAGTATGTATCAATATAAACATTATCTTTAGCATAAGGGCCAGTGTCACCATAACGACACATAACTAAACTGTCTTTAGTTCTACCTCGTTTGTCCCAAAAAGGTTCCCAGATACCCCACCACTCTTCAAAAGAAAGTAAGAATCCTATACCCCTTTTCTTCGCTCCGTTTTTATGTACATGATACTTAAAATTAGGGGTACTAGACTGTTTCTTATTCCAAATACCCTTAGCTTCTGGATTACGAATATGAAATTCTTTTTCTTTACATTTCTTAGAGCAAAACTTTTGCCAAGGTTTTACTTGGGAATATTCACAACCACAAGAACTACAAAGCACAGGTCGCTCCTAATATACCATGTATATATTTCCTATCTTCTTCAGAAACATTAGGATTCTCTTTTACTTTTTTATACATATAATTGATATATCTATCAACTGTTTCCTCCCATGTTTCCCGTCGTTTTTCAGTTTCTAAATATCTAGAATATCTACTTTTATGAATTACTGATTGATAACTACTCGGCAACGGCATTCTTCTTCCTCTCCTCAATATGCCTTATTCTATGACAGTTTGCACATAGAAGAACACATTTATCTAATTCTACTTTTATAGATTCCCAGTTTTTAGTTTTTCTCCAAGATAAATCTTTTTCTTTTGGATTTAGATGATGAAAATCATATACACCATAAGGAAAAGTTTGTTTACAATCTTCACACCTGTTTCCTTTATATTCTACAGCGTTTATTTTTCTTGTTTGCCAATTTTCTCTATTTTCTTTTATAGTTTTTTCTTTTCTTTTTTCGTAAGAACGTAGGGAAATCTCCTTATATTTTTCTGGATTTAATTCTCTCCATTTTTTAGCATAGTTTGCTCTATGTTCTTTATTATTATCTCTCCATATTTTTTGTGCCTCTGGAGAACTTTTCATTTTTTATCTCTTTCAATTATCATTGCATCGGCCACTGCATAGCAAAATTTAGCAACTGTATTTACATCTACTTCTTGTAGATTAGATAAATCTTCCCAGTTACTAAGTACACTAAGAGCACTAGTAGCAAAGAAATCGCGGACTCCAGGGATTCCGTTCTGTTCTAGGCTAGTCAACCTTTTATGGAATTGTTCAAAGTATTTACGTTCTTCATCATTCATCTTCAAATTCCTCATTAAATCTATCAAACTGTTCTTCAATTCTATCGGAGAACCTATCTACAATTTCCTCACTAGAAATCTCAAGGACTTCTAAAAGAGTAACTTCATCAATGTCCTTCATCTTCTCAAGAATTTCTGGTAAGGTTAGAGACATTTTATTTACTCAGTGATGTAATAGTATTGTCTTTTTCTTTAGACCCCGAACTAGAACCAAAATAGTAGCCATATACATCTTTAACCATAGCTATAGCAGCACCAACAAGAATAAGAAAGGTATCCTTCATACCTGTTGCTACATCTACCCCATGAATTACAGAGAAGATAAGACCAATGAAACAGCCTACAGCAAAGACAGCTAACCAACGTGGAGTATTAGAATCCCCAGTACCTATTTCACGTTTACGGGCACTATCTTTATCCTCTACTCCTAGTTTGATTACATCAATGTCTAGTTGCTTCATGTCAAGAATGAACTTAGACTCTGCTTGTTTAAGCAAGAGTAAGTCATTAGCTGTCATGGCTTGAACTTTAGATGCCAGTTGGTTCTCTGCATCAGGGGCATTAGAATCAATACCAAAGGCACTAAGCAAGGCTGATACTGCTACCCCTGCTACTGGAGTTCCAAATGCTGATGCAATAGTAGGGGCTAGGGCTCCTACTGTTTTCTTCCAATCAAAACTCATTTCTGTTTCTCCAATAGAATTAGTTGATTTATATATTCACGGGCTTTGATTAAGTCCTCAACTCCATTTTTCTTTTTATACCTACATATATATTTTACCACATTACCTTGGTAAAAGTCAAGGTTCTGTTTAAATATAAAATCACCAATCTCCCAGTTTCCTCCATAGTGTTCTGGATTATTCTTAAGAAGGGTATGTGGTAGGTATCCTCCAGAAACACTCATCCATTTTCCTACTTCTCCTCCACTCATGCTGCACCTGTAATGGCTAGAGATTCTTTATTCTTCTTCACGTTACGGCTCCAGCCTTTGCAAGTATTGCATTGGTATCTCTGATAGACTCCAGAAATTGTATAGCTGACTCCACGTTTTTGAAGGTGTGTTCCTCCACACTTAGGACACACATGTTTTCCGTTGGTGTAAAGGTTCTGGTTAGGATGATTTCGTACCCAAGGGAGGAGTTTGTCATATACTTTTTCCAAGATAATTACATCATTAATATTGTACTCAGCCATTTCTTCCCAAGCAGTAGAGTCTTTAGCCATACAATCAATCCATAACTGATGACCACGGTTAGGTACTTTCTCTCCTACTCCAAGCGCCTGAGCGATATAATCGAGCTTATTAGATGGGAAGCGAAATTGCGACCTAGCTGTTCGGAGTAAGTCAATTTGCTTATAGGGGGCTGGTGGTGACATACCATACAAGAGAAACTCTTTATTGAGCGTTGGTATGTCGAATTTGGTTCCGTTGAAGTGAATAACTGCATCTGCTTCATTTAGCATCCTATGAATTTGTTTAAGCATTGCTCGTGGACTAGACTGATGAATAGAATTAAAGTAAACATCTTCTTCTCCATACCATTTAGCTGCCCAACACATGACATAACCACTATCAATAATCTGAGGAAGTCCTACATTCTGCTGCCAAAGACCCCATACATGTACTAGGTTTGGAGCTGTTTCTATATCTAAAAGTAAAGTACGCATTAAGTAAGTTCCCTTATTTTGGTTATATTTTTCTTCATGATAGACATTATATCAGCATAGTCATCTTCTCCATGAGTTCGTGCTATGTGATAGTAATTTTTATCTTCCTTGATATAGTATCCAACAGAAGTAAACACCATTTCTTCTTGAATATCTACATTTTGTTTAGCAAAGAAACCCTCAGTACTAAAGTGATCTCTCCAAGTTATTTCATAGATGTCATGTTTAATCACTTAAACCAGCCTTTCCACCGCTTAATATCTTTTATGTCGGCCCACTCGACTTTATTCCTATCACACCATTCTCCATATGTAGTAGAGCTGGTTTTTCTAAGTGTATTTCGTGAAGACATGAATAACATATAGACAGTGATGTGGGGATTGCACCTTCGCACATTAAGCAGTTTCTTCCTATCTGCGGCTGTGAAGACTCCTTTTGTTTCAATATACACATTTTCTTTTATTTTCCAATCAGGGCAGTAGTTCCTAGTTACTGCTGGCTGTTCATATTTAATTTTATCTACTTCATATTCAGCATGAAGATTAAGTTTTTTTAGCTCCTTGGCAAAGGTAAATTCAAAATTAGAACGATACCCATGTTCAAAAGCTTCTTTACGAGCCCTACGTTTAGATACTCGCAATTAGTTTCCTATCAGAGAATTTCTCTCCTTGTTTTCTCCATATCCACAGACAGTCTGCATTAGTATTGAGCCTATTCATTCCATATTCATTGTCTATAGGCCCACCATAAAGGTCTTCAACAGCTCTGAACATTTCTTCTTCTGTTTCAAGATGGTCAATAAGTTTACCTGCCTTAACTGGACCAATCTTATCTATACCTTTGATGTTATCTGAAATATCACCTATAAGCATTTGCTTATAGAAGTGTTTAAGACCATCAAGTTCAGAGACTTCTTTATATTCCTTTTTAATGGGGTTGAAGTGCTGTCCAGGAATCATTAACAAATCTTTATCATTAGTGAAGATGATGGAATCATCGTTCTGTGTAAACCCTAGATAGTCATCAGCTTCATAACCATTACATACTATTGCATTGTATTCTTTGAGTAGGAACTCTTTACATGCGTCAAGATGTACTGGTTTTGGTTTGTCTTTACGATTTGCCTTATATGATGGATTTATTTTGTATCTGAAATTTTCCTCACTACTACCACCAATAGCAATAAAATAAGAATCAACATGGGCTAAACTCTCTCTAACCAATAGGTCTAAACGTAGGATGGCAATATCTAGGGGCTCTTGTTCTGCTGATATAGCACAACGGAATGCGTACATATCCCCATCCAAAAGGCCCGTGGTCATTTTCCCCCCTCACCTTCCCACCCTGCTACCCAATGAAAAGGTACTTCCTTCTCACGAGCTTCTGCTCTCTCTTCCATAGCATAGGCTATAGTTGGGTCACAAGTAACTTTCTTCTTTCCTTCTTTGAATATCTTATCCCAACCTTCTTCATATTCAGGGGTATTAAGCTTACTAATAAGCCTATCCCCTGTAATGTCATTAGTTCCCATATTAAACTATTCCTTCTGAGTCATCCTGCATAGATAAAGGCATTCCGTCATCAAAAGCCTCACCAAATACATGGGCCTCAAATTGTTTAGCTGTCTTAAGAATAGATTCTACATTGTATGTAAGTTTCTTATCTGTTTGAGCTACAAGAGCTGTATATTCCAATGCCTGATTAATAGAACTCTGACGTACTATATAAATCTGCTTCTTCGCGCGTTCCTCTGGAGTCTCATAGGTACTCTTAGGACTGACGAATGGAGTCGTCTTAGTAGCCTCCTGTATCGTTGCTGGTGCCGCATTACCGCTTGCTGGAAGGACACTCTTGACATTCCAAAATTCACCTTGCTTCTCCATATTCATTACGAATGGTTGACCTGTCTTAAGGTTAGACAGTTGGGTTTTAAGGGCTGCATTAAACTTAAAGGTATTAGCATGGAAGCCTTTTTCTTTAAGGGCTCCAGTATCATCACGATAACTAAAGCGAGCTCCTGGATAACTACCACCGTCTTTCTTAGCTACTTGTACTCCATCTTCAAAACTAACTACGATTCCAGTTACGTCCATTTTTACTATCTCCTTTGATTATTTATTGTTACTACATATAGTATAGCATATCTATAGTATATGTCAAGCTATTTCTTCAAGTTCTTTCATGTTATTTCCAATTGAAACCTCAGCGTTTAGGGGTAAATCAAATGGAATGCCAAATACCCGCTGAAAATTGCTAGGAAAATCGGCAAAGACGCTGTGAAAAATAAGGTTACAACGTTCAACTTCTTGCTCGTCAATGTCTGCCACAATACTATCGTGTACAGTATTAACAAGAACTCCATTAATGCCTTCATTAATAAACCTCCTTCTGAAACTTACTCTAATTATTGCCATTACATCGGCTCCGAGACCTTGTACGGGGTAGTTTTTTATTATGGTCTCTGGAGCCTTCAGCTCCCCTCTAAAATCTCTCTTTAGTTCATACTTGTATACTCTCCCTGTTGGCATTACTAATTGACCATTTTGCATGGCTTCTTGAACAATTTGAATATGCCAGTTTCTTAGGCCTGAATACTTAGTATAGAATGCATCAATTACCTTCTGCCAGAACTTTTCTGATGTACTAACTTCTGTGAAGTCTGGGTCATTAGCATATGAATAGGCACTACCTCCGTACATTAACCTTGTGTTAGCTGAATATTCCTATTCAGAGCAGACTATATCATCACCTATTTCTAGGGTTAGGGGCTTCGAGCTGTTGTCAGCCCTACGAGCTTTCGCTCTAGTCGTTACACCTTCAAAAGCTTTCCAACATTTGTGTTCTATTTGATGGCATTGTTTACATACCAACAATAAATTACTAATGTCATTGTTTTTCCTATCATGGTCTATATGGTGTCCAACCCATTCATAATGAGTTGCATGTTTAATATCTTTACCACATAATTCACATAATCCTACTGTGTCTTTTCTCTGTTGTGCAAATTGTCTAAAGTTAGCAACACCATATGTATACATATGATTGTCTTTTCCTTTACCTGTAGCACTTCCTGAGCCTTTTCCATTTAGTAATCCTTTAGCATATTGCCAACGCCTAATTGCTGCATTTTTAATTTGCTTAGTAATCATTGGACGACATATAGGGCAATACTTAGAACAACTACCTGTTGGTAGGTATTTAGTAGTGCAATTAAAACAATTTTTCTTTTTAAGTTTACGCATTGACATCTCCTATTAATTTTATACTACTTACATAGTATACCATATTTTATTGAGTTTGTCAAGCAAAACTTAAATACTTTTGCTTGGCTCGGTATTGTCCGTTCTGGAGTTTCACCGAATTCACCTAATTTTATTTCCGCATAATAATTTACGGAATACAAACTTCTTTGCAATCAACCTAGAAGGTAGTCCAAATGCTTTTTGATTAAGGGAATGTTGGTCTACTCTGTCTATGATTTCTTGATAGGCTACCCTGTCCTTTGATAAGTAGGCACCACATATCCATTCCAAAGCTCTTGCGTCAGCCTGGATTATCATACATATCCAATATACTAATAGCAAAAGAAATTAATTCTTCTTTTGTAGCATGTGCTTTCATTAGGTTTGCTTTCATTGAAATAATTTCAACATTACCTTTAGTATAACCTAGAGATGGGTTAATTCTATCCAAAGAGGGATTAGTCCATACCCTTCCTTGTCCTCCTATTTTAGTTAGTTTTGTATGTAAGTAAGGACAGTGAGATGGTATACTTATATCAGAAAGTTCTAAATTAAAGGGGATATTTTCTCTTTTACACCTTTTTCTAATTTGCATAAATAGGTCTTTCTCATAATTATCTAGTCTCCATTTATTTCTTGATAGTTTTATTTGCTCCTTGTTTTTCTTCTGATATTTTAAGTCGTTTATTCTTTTTTTAATTGGGTCAGGTTTTTTCATATCTGCTCTCACAAAACACCTTGGTTTGGGGGTCTGGATTTTGTAAATTTGGTTTTGTACTTGATAGTCTCCCTGTTACAACAGAACATTGATTTAGGTTTCCATGTAAGGTATCTTTTTCCCAGTTCATTGTGTCAATTAATTTACTCCATCCCGTTAAATATGTACCCCTAAGTTTATCAAGAGTAGCATATCTTTCTAGTAATTTAACAACAGTTTTAGCTTCTTTAGAAAGCTTAAGTTTCCGAAGTACTGTGTCGTTTACTTCCCAATATCCATCTTTTTGTACTTCTGTTCCTTTAATTGGCTCTACGAGCCTAGGTAGAATGTACTCTTTAAGAACTTTCTTATGTCTTACTTGTCCAACTTTAGCGCCTGTTTTAAAAAGTCCCACGGGTACGTGAGTAACATCCGTAATAGTACCACCATATAAGAGGCAGCTAACATGGTCATTGCTGTTCGGATTAAATGGGATTCCTCCAACTTGAACACTAAGTAGTTTAGATATTTCCGCAAGTTCTACCTCAATTTCATTTGCTTTAACCAGAGCTTTCTCTGTATTGAATTTAATGCCATTCCACTCCATTTCTTCAAGAACAAGTAAGTCTTGACAATGTAGTTTAAACAATGCAAACTTACCTTTATCAGTTGTTTGGAATCTTTCTAGCTGTTTCATATAAACCTGTTCTGTAAGAATTAAATCTTGGGTTAAATAGTCAGATAGAATTTCCCTTGGTATCTTGTCTGTATCAATACCCTTGTCCCAGTATTCTAATTTAACGATGTCCAGTTTAGGTGCAAAGCCATATTTAATGGCGGAATCATTAAGACTTGGATAAGGAGTTGCTTGGTCATTCAAGATAAATTCGGCTAGTTGACAGTCCCAGATTTGGAGTTTGGATATGTCAACACCTACTTTACGAAGCCAATGTAGGTCAAACTTAATGTTAAAACCACAAATCATGGGGGCTTTATTTATTACGAGTTGAAGTCTGTTAAACTTATCTTCCCAATAGATAACTGCGTCCCATGTGGGATACTTGACTCCGATACAAACACAATGGTTAGTCTGGTCGAAAGGATTCCCTTTGTTACTAATTTGTGTCTCACAATCCAAGATAAGAACATTATTTGTCATATCTTTTTAGTATTTCTTTAGCAAAAATAATTAATAGTTCTGGGGTTGCATTGTTTTTCATGGTATTTGCTAACCAAGATATAACCTCAATATTATCTTTAGTATAGCCTTTAGAGGAGTCTATTCTATCCAAAGAGGCAATATCTCTGCGAGAGTTTCCTCGTCTTTGTGCAGAAACTAAAGGAATTCCTAGGAAAGGACAATGTGTAGGAACAATTATATCTTCTTCTGTTATGTTAAAATCAAGTTTCTTTTTATTTGCTCTTCGTCTTGCTGACCAAAGCATCTTTTTTTCTACATTAATATCTGTATATTCCATACGTTTTTGATTTCTTATTTGTTTACTTTCTTTAGAGCTAAACTTTTCTTTAGCTTCTATTTTTTGTTCTTCTGTATATGGTTTACGCCCTTGTTTTTGTAAACCTCTTTTGCGTCTTGCTGCTTGTTTCCATTCTCGTGTATATTTATTACGTGCTTCTTTATCTTTTAGTGACATTATAATTTCCTTTATTGTTTATACTTATAGTATAACACAAATTAGGAATAATGTCAATCTTTATTATCAACGTCTAAAATTAAAGGGTTCGTTTAATACCTCCTAAAGAATAAATGTTTGCCATACTGACCCACGTACTCCATACCATAAGTCCATTCTGGTGGGTCTATATATTCAGCATAGAAATGAGTTGCTCCATGCGTGAAATCCATACTGCTCTTGGTTTTTAATGCTTTCTTAGCTGTTTTAAGGGAATTAACCCATGCTTGTCCTGTTGGTTTATTTAGAATTTGAATGTTATTTGTTCAAGAGAATTGCTTCTTGGCAAAAACTACATTACAAACTTCTGTTTGTTTGTGATGAGCTCTATTAAGAGTAACCATAGCTACTGCCATTTGAGCTTCTGGAGGCTCATAACCAGCCTCATAGTATATGTTAAGGCTTAAACACAATAAGGCGTATTCAAGTATCATTTAACCTCCTAATTAACAAGAATCGTCACATGGAGCATCACCACAAGTTTTGCATAAGATAGGAGAATAGTTGCATCCAGAAGAGGCTTGTCCATCTACAGTAGGACAACCACAATCAGGACAAACTCCATTTTCTTCCTCTGAAAAATTCCATCCATCGCAACACATATATTTATCCTCCGAATTCTGCATAACGAGCTATATTAGGTTTAATTACTACTTCACATTTACCATGACGTAGGGCTGGAATACTGTCTTCATCTCCTGTTAATTTGTTTTTAGACAAGTGTAGGTAGCGAATATGTTCCAACCCTATATCATGTACTGCTCCAATACCAAGAATCCAATCTGCTTCTGCTTGTTTGGATGTTTTGGCGTTACTCACATTTCCCATATCTAGCCATTTTTTTCCCTCTCCTGTAGCATCAGCTTGACTTACTCCTATTACAGGGCAGTATTTTTTGGCTAGTTCACGAGCCCAGATATAAACATCTCCCAGTTGTAGGTCTTTACGGTCGTTATCAAAGCCTCTAATCTTATCTATCTGGTCAAATATAATTAGGCTAGGGTTAACTTCCTTACAAATGCTCTCCACTTGCTTCCTATGGATTGAAGCACTATCGTAAATTTTTATCTTTCCACCAGTTCTTTCCAGGTAAACCTGCTGAGCTCGAATTCTGTCGGCGTATAGTTTACTAAGTTCACATGCCAATGCTGCTTGGTAGCATCTAACTTTGACTTTAGAACCTTGTTCCTCATTGTTGAACCAAAGTATTTCAGACTTAGTTTGAGATGCAAAATACGTGACTTCAGACGCAAGGAATGTAGTTTTTCCAGTTTCGGGTCGAGCAAAGATAAATCCGAAGTCCCCTTTTCTAAGACTTCCAAGCATTCGGTTAAGAGTTGGTAGTCTCCATCGGAGTCCTGGCTCATGAAGGGTTTCATTATAAATATCCTCAAGATTGTCTGTTACATATACAATTTCTTCATATTTCTCTTTCTCTTTAAACTTGTCATAGAAATCTAAGATGGCTGAGGCTTCTTTACGGCCTTCCGAGACATCAATTGATACCAAGGCAAGCTCATGTGCTAACGAACGCTCTACAAGGGTCTCTACGGAGCTCTGTAGTACATCATCAGCAATCTGTGAGTGCTCAATTTGTAGAAGTAGGTCTTTTAGGTCTGGATATTTAACTAAAACACTAAGACGATATTCATCAAAAGAGATGTCTCTCTTGTAAGTCTCCATAAGACTGTGGAGTACGGAGTAAAGCTTAGTTAATTCTTGTTCATCTTTCTTTATTTTAATATATGATATATATTTATTATACATTGCATATATTAGTAAGTTCTTTATTATTACGAGTTGGAGCAATAATCCTCCTTGTTTAGGTAATTTGTGGCTTCTTGTAGAAGATTCTTATTATCTTTAAATTTACCTAATCCCTGGTTACAACTATTACATAGTAATCCTCTAATTTTGTTAGAGTTATGACAATGGTCTATTGCTAAATTTCTAACTAAGTTTGTTCTTTTATCTACTATTCTTTCTGGTTGTTTACATATAGCACAAACATAGTTTTGTTTTATTAGTAATGATTCATATTCTTCCAATGTAATTTTATATAAATTTAGATATGAATTTTTTCTAGTCTTTTCTTTATTCTCTACTCTATATTGTTTTATTTTGTCAATATTGTTTTTATAGTATTGTTTACTATAATCTTTTCCATTAGCCAGTATTTTTTCTTTATTTTTTAAATAATATTTTTTTTGTGATTCGTACATAATATTTCCTTATAATATATTAGATAGAGTTTTAGTCTATGTTAATATTATAACATATTATGTACTTTTTGTCAAGTATATTTATTACTAATTGTAATATATTATATACTCCTTTATTATTATTATTTTATTAGTATATCACACATTTATTTATTTGTCAAGACATTCCATCAGAAAGTTGGACTATTTCTACTTCTGTCCAAGCTGCTATGTGTGCTACTGATTTATTACCAAACCATTCCCTTGTACAATAACTATACATTCCATCAATATGATGAAATAGAAATATAGTTTTCTCCTCGTCACCAATAATAGTAAATTTAATATTACGTGGTATTTCATAGAGTTTAGTCATTATGCTTCCCTATATGGTCCAATTACTTCTACATGTTTAGTTAATGTTATTCTAATCATAGCTTTTTTTGGTTTATTAAGTAGTTTACAGATACCAACTGTATTGTCATATTTCTCAAAAACAGCTACTAATTTATGAATTCTTATTATTGTACCTCTTTTTACTTGAAATAGAGGTAACATTTTCTTTTTCATACTAAATCTCCACTCAGTATTTCAGCACTTTCTCGTATATTGAGTCTAATTGTAGCTATTTTAGGCTTATTTAGTATAGTACATACACAATATTCTATCCCTAGGATGGTTTCTTTATAATCAATATAGAGGATTAATCCTTTATAGTAGATTGTATTATGTTTAGGGATGTTGTATAATTTCTCTAATATCTTCATATATATTTACTTTAATTCTTTTTTCCATTTCTTATATGCGTCTATATGTGAAATTTTTTCATTGTTGTTCTGAGTTACACTTTCTGCAAAAGAATCATAGTTCATAAATTTATATAGTTTATATTCAATGCCCTCTTTGAAGGGTCTGGCAGATTCTAATACAGTATTATTTAGTGGTTTTTCAAGGTTTTCTTTATTAGTATTTTTTAACGTACCAATAATCCAATGATCTGTATTATTGATATGTGTTGAATTTGAAATTAACCTTAAAATAGTTAAATTGGATAGATTATATTTAATATTTTTTAAGTTGGCAATCTCTTTAACAAGGGAAGGAAATTCTTCTATTGCTCTAAATAATGTAAGTCCTAAGAAAACACCAATATTATTTTCTTCACATGAGAAACATATTTCTTTTTTTTCCATTAATTCCTGTGGTTTAGGAAGCCATGGTTTAAATTCAGGAATTTTACGTAAGAAAAGAAGATATTTATAAATTTCTTCGTTTGTAACAGCTAAGTTTTTTCCTAATACATAGGTAATATATTTACCTTTAATGTTTGATGCACTCGAACATTCTGTAAAGCATATACTAATTTTATTTTTATGTTTTCTGCCATAAGGTACATCATCAAAGTAAAAATCAACCATTATTTAGTATCTCCTTAATTTCTTCATAGGTATGTTCCTTTGGGTCTTTATCGCTGAATATTGGGTGGGTCTTAAGACCATACAATTGTCCTAGTTTCGATTCTTTGACTGCTTCTGTTCGTTTATCTGGGTCAAGCCATATGTAGACCTTATGTGGTTCCTTACAAAGGATATAGAGCCTCTTAAATCGTTCCTTCCCTATACTGCTACCATAAAGAGGCATCGCACGAACAAATTTAGATACCTTAATTGCAGATATAATGTCTTCAACCAATACAAGATAGTCCCCTTGACCTAAAATGTTGAATGTGTCTCGTAGGTTGCCTCTTCCATACCATTTGTCTTTTCTTTCCCTTGGTGGAACCTTGAAATCACGTCCCTGCCAAGCAATAAGAGAACCGTCACCGCTATAAATTGGAAAAATAAGACGAGAAATAGACTCACTCCACAAAACATCATGAAGTAAGAGGTCATTTTGCGTAAGTTCATATTGATTCACCCAGTTTAAAACTCGCGTGGGATATATTGTTGTGCAGTCTTCTGGGAGGAACAGCATATTGGGTTCTTGCAATGCTTGTTCGCTGGTTTTACCATAGTTTTTTGTTTTGGATGGGTAACTACTAAACCCACAAGAATAACAATAGCTATGAAGGTCACTATACACAGCAAAATTATTTCTGGCATTATCTTTTCCTTTCTCTTTGCATTTAGGACACTGTTCATGTCTTATCAGATAGGTGTCTTTTTGCATATTTAATAAGTTTTTTTAGTATTTGTATATCTTCATTTACACAGCCAAAAGCATAATTACAGTTATGACATAGTAAGTCCCTTACTTCCATTGTTTTGTGATTGTGGTCTACAGCAAATCTACGTTTAAATTCAGACTGATGTTTACCACAAACAGCACAACAGTGTTTTTGTTTTATTAATTTTTCTTGATATTCTTCTAAAGATAATTTATATGTTCGTTTTAACCATTCTTTTCTATTTATGGTTTTTCTTTTTTCTGGGTTGTTTTTAGCCCATATTAAGGAATATTGTATACGTTTTTCTTTATTTTTTTGATAGTATATCTTATCATACGCAGCTTTATCTTTTTTGGTGGTCATATTAGTCCTTATGTGATTGTCATACTATTACTAGTATACCACATATTAGACTTTTTGTCAAGTGTTATTTACTTTTTACTACATAAGAGGTCATTATTCCTCCTTATTTGGAGAGGCTAGGGGACACTGGGACTCGAACCCTTGATACATCATATACTCACCTGATTAACCCTTCGCCTCATTCTTCAATTTCTATCTCATCATCAAATTCATCATGAGCTAGGTCATATCGTTCTACTACTGTTGCATATTTAGATAAATCTGATTCCTTGTAACAACGATTACAAAGGTCTGGATAATAAACTGAATTATCTGTATGGACAACCTTTCTTGTTGTTTCAAAGTCCCTTAAGTTACAATCACACGCTACGCATCTTGGCATATATTCTTTCTATTTTTATTATTGTTTTAGTAATATTTGATGCATTTCTTTATTTTGATTCTTAATGATACTAACAAAACCACTGTAGTTATGGGCTATATCAATGGTATTAGGTACTACTTCCTTCATACAGGTTAGTTTACTAAGTAGCTTTTCTTCAATTTTAGGGGTTAGAAGTTTTGCATATTCATTTTCTGGGTTTTTTAGTTGTTTGACATCTTGATAACACATAAGTTTCAAATAATATGTAAATAAACTAAGTTTCCAGGTTGAGGATTGCCAAATAGGGTCTGCTTCAATAATTAATGTTAGAGGGTTTTGTGTTTCATAGTGTCTAGTAAAGTCTATACTAACAAATAGGTCTTTATTTCTAATATAATCAAAGTTATTTTTAAAGTTTTTTAATGTTTCTATATTAGGGAATGTAAGAGACATTCTCAGCATATCTGTATCGTAGGGAGCATTTTTATGGTTGTAATAAAAGCTATAGATACTTACTGGATTATTTGTTTTTTTACTCCAGATACAGTCCCCAAGGAAATCTCGACATTTTATTGGATGAAATAGTTGATGATATTCTTCTTCCTTTTTACTTACAAATGAAAATAATAGTGAAATACTTTGAAAGATTTCTGAATAGTGAGTTGGATTGGGATATTTAACTAATGTTTTCAAGCGATTTTCTCCCTTTGAAAATGCGTCATACGTGTACCCCTAATGCTTTAGCCATTGGTGGATTAAGTCCCCTACAAATACTGTTAAATCCATTGTTTTCATGGGTATTGTTTTTTAGACCTACTCCATATACTGATGTGTGAAAGATTTCATTTTCAGGGGGTGTTTTTACTTGCCTAAGTAATACTTCTAGGTTTGTTTCGTTTGTTTTTGGGTTTACTTTACGTAGATTATTCCAGTATTCTGGATTACACTCTTTTGGATTTTTAAAACAAGCTGTTTTAAGAAGAAATGTGTAAAGCATAATCTTCCAACAACTATCTTTCCAGTATTTACTTCCCACAATCATATAGACATTTGGTTTGTTTGTCAAGCAGATTTCACTAAGTTTTACACCTGCTCGTTTTTCAAATTTATGTATGTAGTCAAGAGATTTCAATAATTGTTCAGAATATGGTTTATTTCCTCCAGTGTCAATAGCAATATAGGTAAATCCTTTTTTGTATTCATAATTTAATGGTAAAGTATATCCTTCATAATAATTAGGTAAGGATTTTACTTTTGTTTTTAGGTCATAGAGTCCTTGACCAATATATCCACGACAAGATTGAAGTAATTTAACTAGATTGTATTTAGCATTTTTATATTCTACTATAGAGAAATATAGTCCTCCAAATTGTTGTGCTGGATATTTAGCAAAGTTATGGATTTTTACTTTACGCATTTTTAATTGCTCCATTTATTTCATGGATAAGTTTCTTAATTGTGATTGGATACAAAACAGGAGCACTATTTACCTCAATTACTTTCAATGTTCCGTTTTCTGTACGCAAAATATCAATTCCACACCAATCAAGACCAATTTTTTCATATACTTTTTGTGCAATTTCTACTAATTGAGGATGATTTTCTTGTCCTTGCCAGAGTTTGAATGAGAACAAATCTTCGTCTGTTCGTACTTTATCATAGATTGTTAGTACTTTTCCACGCCAACAGTTTACTCGAAATTCGTTTGTGTGTGGAAGAAACCTTGTCCAAAAGATAGCAGGGGTTTTTGTAAGGTCTTCCTGAGATTCACAGTAAGCGAGACCATCTCCATTTGCCCCCTTAGTTTTGTTCCTTGCTACTACCAAATACCCTTCGTTAAGCCATTCACGGGCTTTTGTTTTTACAAGAGTCCATTTAATAGTGATTCCTTCGTTACGGAGCATTTGAAAAGTTTTGATTTTGTCAATTGCAATACTTGTTGCTACCGAGTTGTTAAAGACTTTCTTTGCTTTTATTTTTGCTGAACAACCATACTTAAATACATGGTCATATTTAGTAAAGTCTAGTTTATCTGTTTCTTGTGTGTTGAAATAATCTGCTTTAAGGGCTTCTGCAAGAGCTGTTGCTGATTCACAGCTTATGTTATTACTTAGAATTGCTATTGACATTTGGGTTCCTTATTAATGGGTATAGGCTGATGCTATTTGTTCTTCCATACATGTATTACAAATTATACTTCCGTATAGATGGTTGTCTTTTTCACGTACCTGGTTGCACCATTCACAAGTACCATCATCTACATCTGATTTGGTTTTATCAGGAATAGCAATTATTGCTGGTTCTCCATATTTTACTACTTCTTCTACAATATATGTTACATTATTTCCTATGTGTATTGCTCTTGTTACTTTTCCTGATAGTTTTTTACAGAGAGCTAGTTTAAGGAGTTCAGCTTCTGTTCCAAATACTTTTACTTCCCATGTATTAGGGAAGTCACTTTCTACTAATGGATATTCAGGAGCAAAGGAACTAAATTTAAGAATGTCTCCACGTAGGAATGTTTGGTTATGCTCTTTTGTTATTGCTCCCCCCTTAAATTTAATGGTGTTTCCATAGAGGTGTATTTTTTTTGTCCTTTGATGGTAGTTTTCATATCCATCAAAATCATTGTATCTGTTGTACTTTTCCCATAAAGGATTAGTATTTACTTTCCAGGTTTTATATTCTACTTTTTTAGACAACATTTTAGTCATATCATCAATGTGAAATTGAATTAGTGTTTCTGTTGCAATCTCCTCACTTTTAATTACAGGGACATTATTACGTTTAAGAATCCAAAGTCCTAGTTCACGTTCTGAGCAGATAATCCAACTTGTGTGTGTTTCAATAATATTTAGTGGACGTTGTGTGTTTCTGCACAAGTTTAGTGTTTTTTCTTTAGCATCAAACCATACAAGAGCAAAAGCACCATTAATGTCTTTTAGTGTTTCTTCTGCCCCTTTGTTAGCTATTGAATGACAGATAGCATGACTATCTACTTCTACTTCTTTATTATCATGAAGTTCTTTGTGTGATGTAAGAGTGCCATTATGTACCAAATTTATGTGTTGCTCTTTAAATGGATGGGTACAATCAAAGTTTACTTTACCTCGTGTTGCAGAACGATTATGACCAATAATGAAATTTGATTCACTAAAGAAAGTAGTTGTTGCTTCTTTATATTGTTTTGAATTTATAAATATTGAGGAAGTAAAAGCCCCTTTTAGGCTTTTAATATGTCCTTTATTCTTTTTTGAATTATAGAAAATACCTGTTCCATCTGCCCCTCTCATAGCATCTGCATACAGAAGTTGTGTGAACATCTCTATTTCTTTTTGGGTAAATCCATTCTTTTGTTTAACTATTACTCCGACAATACCACACATAAAGTTTCCTTATTTAAGTTTAATTAGTTCAATTTCTTCATGACATTTAGTTGATTCATTTCCCTTAAATACTGTTTTAGCTATTGTAATACAGTGTTCAACATCTTCCTTGAATGTTGTTTGTTTAGTAATGTAAGGAGCAAATTGTTTAAATACATGGTCTGCAAGCCAGTAGTAGGCTGATGTTGTGTTCATTGTTGCAAGATATTTTTCAATGTCTTCAAGTTTCATACTTTTTGCACTGATTTTAAGGGAAACAATTAGATTAATCCAGTTAATAATCCACTCAATGTCTGTTGTTCCTTTCATATGCCTGAATTCAATTGTTCCAATAGGACTACTTTCTCCTCCAAAGATAGGTGATAGATTAAAACCATAGTATTTAAACCAAATTGGAACTATAGTTCCTACTGAAAGACAATCTACAAATTGTTTTGCTATTTCTGGATAAAATACAACAGGAACACAGAAATTGTTATTTAGTCGTTCTCCACTAAAATTATAAAGTGACTTTTCAAAAATTATATATAGAGCGATAAATTTCTTTAGTTCTTCTAGTGTGAAGTCTCTTGCATTTATGTGTACATGCACAGAACAGCGTTCTGATGGGTTGCATGAATTAAGAGAACCAAATAGTCTTTCAAGTTCTACTTCTAAATATTTAAATTGAATTGGTATTGTTACAAATTCTTTTCCTTTGTCTTTAAGACTTCCATCTTCAACCATGTTCCATGTACTAGCTGGTACGTGTTTAAGGTCTACTTTTTCAAGTTCTATTTCCACTCCAACAAAGGTTGTTTCAGCTCTTATATTTTGTTTTCCTTCTAATCCCGTATATTTAGACAAACCTTTGTATTTAAACAAATCAGAAATTGTTGTGGTTTTAATGTTATGTTGTTTTTGTGCTTTTTCTGTTGAAATAGATTTTGGTTTATTAGGGGCTACTGCTATTAATTCATTATAGTTAATTGTAGGAGTATATTGGTCTGTTATTTTTCCCATATTATATGTTTCGTATTGGAATTTTTTAGGTTTGTTTTCTTCGTTTTTTATTTGTTTTTCATTTTCTGGTGTTATTACATACAAAGGTAGTTGTCTTTCAATTTGAAATGTATGTATTTTTGCTATTGCTTCTTTAAGATTAGTGGCAGATATAGTAAATATATCCGGTTGTCCAATTAGTTCGACATTATTATTATTTGGTATTTTATAGATAGGCATTATGTATTTTTACTCCAATCTGTGAGTTCTTGTACAAAATTCTTATTTATACATACAATTGTTTTGTGGTTTTTTATATAGCCAATAACAGTGTCCCACCACCAAATTGTTTTTGTGTTATCTACAAGTATGTCTTGTTTTTTTGCATGTGCAAGTTCATTTAGATAGTCTTTAGGTTTTTTTCCTTCTATATATAAGGAGTAGAAACTGTCGTGGTAGCTTTTTAACCACTGTCTTTTAGCTGTTTTAACAATAGTGGCAAAAGAACCGTTACTAAGGGCATAATTACCTGATTCAGGAAGCCATGTTTCAAGGGTTTTTACTATTTCTTTATAGGGTTCTCCATTTTCATTAAAAAGATGTGCTATTCCTCCATCTTGTTGAAATTCTCGTATTTGAGCAAGTTTATCATTTACAAGCATCCAGGTTCCATGGAGTTTCTTAGCTGCTTCTGAGAATGGGTTTTCTAAACCAATGATTCTCTGTAGTTCTTTTTTTAGGGACATATTACCATCCTTTAGGATTATTACTAGGCATAGAGCAATTAAATTCTTTCATTAATTGTTCTGCTAGTGCTATATCACTTGTATTTATACATGTTTGTATTTTTTTTGCTGTTTTTTCAGTAAGTTTCCATATATCTGAGTTTTCACAAATCATTCGTGTTTGGTTATAAGCCCACCTAATTGTTTCAGGATTGAAAATCCAGAAATTAGAGAGAACACGATATTCAAAACCATATGGTTTAGGGCGCATTGCTCCTGCTTTTCCATACAATTCCCTTCTTTTAATGCTAGATGGAGTATTATCAAGGATAATTGATGGTACACCAAGGAACAAATCCATGAGTTGAATTCCTGTTACCATTGGAATATCTGTTCCTACGTGAATATGACCCCCACAAGTACGAAGATTTTCATCCATAGCATGTGGTTTTTCATTTTCTTTCATTAACCAAGCATTGAAATCTGGTTCACATCCAAAGACAAGAGCATTTGGGTGTGTGAGTTCATTTTTATCAAAGCTTACACCACAATCTTTGGAGATACTGTAGCCCAAATGACGCAGAGTGTGATAAACTTCACGATTAATTCTAGTTATTGCTTGTTCAAATTCCTGTATTTTATGACAGACGGGGATGTTAAATTCAAGGGATACATTATCTTCTTGAAGCATATATCCAGTAGGTAGTCCCTCAATTTGAAGGGGCTCTGCTTTTGTACCTCCAATCATGCCACAGAGGGCTTTATGATTACCAGCTTTATCTACTGCAAATATTTCTACATCAGCTCCAATGGAATGAAACATATTTTCTCCTTGTTATTCTGTAATACGATTAGCGAATTCTTCTTGATACCACTTACGCATAGATTCATGGTCTATAGTCCATACCCATACTTTTATGGTATTACATAGTGTTTTTAGGTCTTCTGTGGATTTACTCATATGTTGTTTCTCCTTAATTCCAAGCTTGTGCTTCTCTTACTCGAAATGAGTAGTCAATTCCTAGTTCTTCCATAAGATTGTCAATATATTTAGCCCATGGTTCATCAGGGTGAGCCCATTCTGGGTGAGCCTGAATTCCAAGACATTTAGTTTCAGGCCACCATACAATTTCAGGGCAGTTCTTTTCAATGTGAAATTCTGTTGGACTTGTCCATACCTTTGTAACATCAGGATTCCAGCCTAATACTTTATAATTACCAAAAGGTATCATTATTTGATGATGACCTGCTGATACATTATTAAATGGTTCAGGTTGTCCTTTACAGGTTATACTATGATTGTGTTTATGTGGTTCACTATGTTGGATTAGCTTTCCTCCATTTAGTACACACAAGAGCTGTGCTCCACGACAGACACCAACAATAGGTTGTCCTGTTTTAATAGCATGTTCAGCCATTGAGAATTCACGCAGGTCTCGTTGGTGTGCTGGATGTTGAGTTTGTGGATATGGTTTTTCTCCATAATAACGTGGGTTAATATCGTTACCACCCCACAAGATCAATGGTTTCTGCATTATTTCATTTCCTTTTTGAGTTTAGATTCAAACTTAGCTTGTTTAAGTTCTTTGTATTGTTTTTTGGTTAATGTTGGGGCAATACGTCCAGGACCCTTACGAGTGAAATTGGTATTTTTCATGTTAATTCCTGTATAAAGTTTCAAAAGCTATATTAAAAGAAATAAACCATAGACCAATTTTTATACTTAAAATTGTTGTATATGGGTATATATTAGTATATGGTGTATTTGGTGGATATTTATGTATTAATATTCCTATATTATGTGTTTGTGGAACATTAAATTGTTTATAAAATTGTATTCTCATAATTATTCCGAGTAGTGGGTTTGTTCAATACGTTTCAATAGATGTTTCTCTGATATTTCAAGAAACTGTTTAATTACAAGTGGACACATTTATTTACATACCTCTACATTATCAATTGCTTTAATAAGGGCATCAATATGTGAATTAATTGTATCTACTTTACCTTCTATACCTGATGTAGCCATGTGAGCACCAACAGCACCACCAATTCCACTACTTAGCCATCCAGCACTAGCTGTAATACTTACAGCAGTAAGGATTCCAAATATAAAACAAATAATATATTTCATTTTATTTTCTTGTTAAATAGAAATAACTTCTCAAAGGTATGCCTCCCCATAGGTAGTTCCAATCGAACGTCACATTGACATTTATATTTCTAGCCCTGCTTTACTTTATGAAATGCTGAGAAGTTATATTTATTTATTTTAGTTCCTCCGTAATCATACGGAATTTGTAGCTTGGAATTTTGATTCCTTTAAGTTGAATCCATTGTTGACCTCGTTTTTGTAGACGTAGCCAACATGACTCTTCATATCCTGTTGGAGAAGTCTCCATATTCAAGAAAATATCAACGAGTTTAGGTGTTATAAAGTGAGTTTTCATGCTGTTATTTTTCCTTTTAATAGTTCTTGAAATGCCAATGCTTCGGGGGTGTTATTGTTAAAAAGGATTTCTGGTTCACATTCTTCAAAAGCTTTTGGAGGTAAAACCCAGTATCCACACCCAGATTGTTTTGAATATATTTTTATTAGTCCTTTTTCAGAAAAACCAATACATTTTTGTTCTGTTCCAGAAAGATAATTCATGTGTGGAACATTCCAATTACCTCTGCATATTTCCTCGGCATTTGGTTTAATTTTGTATTTTGTTCCAATTTTAAAGTCAGATAATTTCATTGGAAATTTCCCATATTTTAGTTAAGCAGACCAAGACCTAGACCAAGACCTAGACCCAGACCAAGACCAAGACCTAGACCTAGACCCAGACCAAGACCAAGACCTAGACCTAGACCCAGACCTAGACTCAGACCTAGACCCAGACCAAGACCTATACTGTAATTTTTTAGTATTAGTCATTATATTATTTTACAACACCAAAAGACTCAATCATTGCGTTTTGAAGGTATAGTTCATTTGGAAGAGATTGAGCATCTTTCCATTGTTTAGTGTTAAAATCTCCTGTTTCATACACAATTTTAGGGTTTTCAAGTTTTATGCATGTTTTATTTACTCCTACGAGTTTTCCTGTGTAAATGTAAACAGCACAGAAGAAGGTTACTTGTTTATCAAGAAGGGAAATAAGTCCCTCATTTTCATCTTCTTCAATTGTTTCATTTTGAATTACTACTTTTTGTTCTTTAAGTACTTTCATTTGATTCTCCATAGGAAGATTGGTAAAATTGGTGCCTTTACAATCATGAGGCGGCTCCCGTTGTAAGTTAGCCAGGTATCCCTAGCCTAGTGTTAAGTAGATTGCTTACTCTTACAACTTTATTCAGGTTTTGTAGCTTTATAGGCTTCACGAAGGGCTTGCAAATCAGCACCCAGTTGAATGGCTTGTTCTTCACAAGCGTTTTCAAACTTGTTCATGGTGTTAGTTGCACGTGTTACAAAGCCCTGTGCAATTGCTAGCAGCATCCCTGCTGGCAGCCCTTTTGTAGCATTATTAATAGCAGTAAAATCAAAATTTCCTTTAGTGGCTTCGGCGGTCATTTTAAATCCTTTCAAATAAGTGTTGACTAATGGGTAAAACTATGGTATAATATATACATTGTTGGTTGAGTTGTAAATTACAAAGGAGACCTAAATGGCATATACTAGTGAACAACGTAGAGCAATTTATTAAAGAGACAAAGAAAAAATACAAGAGAGAAATAGACTTTACTATGCAAAAAATAGAGAAGTAAAAAGAGCATGGCAAAATCAATATAGACATGATAATCCCGAAAAACTTAAACAAATTAATAAACGCCAAAATCAAAAGAGAAAAGGACGTTTGTTAGATTATTTAGGTACTAGGTGTTGTCAATTGTGTGGTTACAATACTTGTATTGAAGCGTTAGATTTTCATCATATTAACCCCCATGAAAAAGATATGGTACTTCATAAGAAAGACTTATCTATTGTTGTTAAAGCTGAACTAGATAAATGTTTGGTATTATGTTCTAATTGTCATCGTGAGGTTCATGCTGGATATAGGACAATTGAACAAAAGAAACAATACAAAAAACAAATAAAAGAAAAAAGAAAAAGAAAAGAATTGTTGATTGGTGTCCCCCATAGTTCAGTCACCCCTACTCGTCCGACGAAGCTCCGTTTGGTTTTGACCTGCCCTGCCCCGACAGTTTTATCGTCGGGAATAGCAGGGATAACCGTCGGAGACACAGTTTGAACACACAAAATAAAAAAGGACAGAAGAAAGAATCTTCCTCTGTCCTATAAATGTTACGCAGCTTTCAATTTGCGTTTCTCGGAGATGCTGGCAATTAGGTCATTATCAGCGAGGATAAGGACTATTTCAGCATCATCGTAGTTATTGTAGCGAGACCAGAATGCTTCTTGAGATTTGACACACTTGGGATATGTATCTATTACCCAAGAGTCAACAAGGATGTCCTCAATGTCAACGTATGTGTCTTCAAAGTCAGCGTTATGGTCGTTGTTACCAATTGCTGCATTGTGATTGTAATAAGCATTGGCGTAGATTGTGATGTCTTGGAACTCAGCAGCCAGTTTGTTGATTTCCTCTTGTTTCTTGGCAATCTGCACTTCACGAGCTGCATCTGCCCTTGATTTGAGGGATTCAACTGACCTTCCACTCAACTTAGCTCTGTTATCTAGAACCTCTTTCGGGGTTTGGGTTAGATTTAATCCTGTTCCCTTGACATAGCTCTCGATTATTTGAGTAATGCTGTCCACTTGATAGCCATTTGTGTGAACGAAGTCTTGATATGATGCAAAGGTTTTCTTGGCAAGCTTTGCCGCATCATTAAATGTATCATCTATTGCTTTGGTTTCAAAGTTGATGACTGGGTTAGCAGCTCTGAGTACCGCTGCAATCATCTTGTAACCAAGAGAATACTGCATCTTAGCTACAAGGGCTTGTTTCATTAAGTCAGAACTGAGGTCATTGAATAGCATAGTAATCTCCAAATAAGAAAAGAAAAATCAAAAAAGAAAAAAAAAAGAAAGAAGAAAAAGAAGGGTTATAAGGGGCTAGATAGCTATCAGGCTACCTACCCCTTACCAAGGAGCTATGAATCGCTTCTAGGTGTGTTATAATGCAAATTAGCAGCAATTACACATATCCCTGAGATTGTTCCAAGCATCATCTGCTTCTGCTTCACGAAGAGCATCATAATCCAGTTCTTCGCAACGCTCTTCAAAATGAGCTGCGTCTTCTTGTGTGATACCAAGGACGATGTTACTATCATCCTCTGGTATGTTAGCTGCTTCGTAGCCGATTGGTGTATCAGCGATGTTGTAGTCTGCGAATGTGCGAATGGTATTGTTCATGTTATATATCTCCAAAGTAAACTACTGCTGCGATTATAAGAACTACGCCAGAACAGAACATAGCCATTGTAAAGATAAGTACGAGTGCTTCAAACATGATAGCCTCCTATCAAGAAAGTTAATAAAATGGCAAGTACGAATACTATTACCATACCGATGAATCTGAGGAACTCTTCAATCATAGTAATTTCTCCTTATTTATTGTAAAATTAATCATGATATTACTCCTATTTAAATGGGCTGGAACAGCCAGCCCTGCTGTACTTCAACTATTTAATATTTCAGCCAAAGCTCGTGCTTGGCTGATTGGGCTGCTTGCAAACATATCTGTCAAGGTTTTGCCCTTAGCCTTTATTCTTAAATCCTCAATTAAAGCAGGATTTTCAATTGCCCATTGTTTCCAAAGACCTAAATATTCTTTCCACAAATCAACTTCAACCAGCGGCTTTTTACCTTTACCTAAACGCCAGTCATTTCCAAACTTCCTATAGCCCTTTATATCTAGCTGATAGGCTTGTTCAATGCTTCTACCATCAGCAAGGTGTGCATATAAAGCGCTAAAGCGTTTATCGCCTTTGCTGCTTAATTCATAACCATTGCTATCATATCTTGCATATTTAAACATACAATATCCTTTCATTAACCCGCACCACGCGGTATGGCGGATAGACACGCCGTTCAACGGAGCTGTGTAGTACAACCTACCAATAGAGTTTTATTACTAATTGTCAAATATCATTGCTTTCATACGGGTTTTGTAAACCTTGCCCGACACAAGTGACGGACTTGGGCCCCCGCTTGCGGGGTAAGTTCGGCGGTTGGGTTGGAACAGCAAGCTTTACCAAATGATTTATACATTGTTTAGTATGAATGGTTTGCAATGGTATTTGGTCTTACAATTATTAATAAAAACTATTGTAGGCGCTATGCGTGTATACTTCCGACAATCCGTGTGTGTGTGGATGAGACTATAGTCATTTGCCGTTATAATAAAGACCGAGCGATAGCGAGGACAATAGACTAATGGCAAATACGCTTTAGTTAGGCGTAGCCGTGTGTGGTATCATGCTTGTACATACTGTTGTTGAGCTGCCCGACGAGGAACGAGGAGGATATAGCAGCGGATTTCAAGAGCAAGCAAGAGCAAGGGACATGCAATGGTTGATAAAAGGGGTTCGGGGCTTGCCCCGTCAATAGGTAGAGGGGTTGTTTTAGGTCTTCTGCTTCTAAATGGGTTTACAGCAGCGAAGCTGCAATAAATAACCGCCGGAGGCACCGATGAGTGGTGTTGACTTGGTTGTTATTAAGATAGATGTTCTCGCGTAGCGTCCTAATCGGCTTTGAAGTGTGGAGATTGGCGAGCGACCCTTAGCGAGCAATACGATATGGAATGTGGGGAAGATAGATAAGAGTACAAGAACTTGGTGTTGAGCCATCTCTCGGGCACTTGCTTCTCGGAGATGGTTACGCGGAGTATGAGGGCACTGATGTAGTATCAGGATAGTGTCTTCGGCGACGGTCCCTCTTGAGGGGCCTAGCAGCGTAGCCGAAGGCGAGCGAATAGGAGGCATCGCCTCCGAGGGGAGGACGGTGTTGAACAACACGCTTGACGACTATATCAGCAGCGAAGCTGCAATTGGTGTTGCCTTTGATGTTGTTCAATGTAAATGAGAATGATTATAGCAGCGTAAGCTGCGCTTACTATCAGTTAGGATAGGTGATTGGTGTTGATTAAATGAGGATAAGTAGCTGAATTAGTAGGTAGGTGTATAAACCCTTGAATATTAAGGGGTATAGGGGGGAAATATACTTCATTAG